AACTTGATCAAATTTAGCAATCACAACTATGACATGTGTAATGCACTGGCACAAGGATTTGGCCAATGGAAAGATATTCTAGGCAAACCACGTACACATGCCTGGCAATGTTTGAATGGCAGAATTACTCCTCACAGATGTCAAGTTGCTTATATGTTAAAAAATTGGCACAATGGGTGGTTGAGTCTTGGACAGGAGATACCTTTGCCAGAGTGGGACTACAGCAGATACTTTGGTTGCGATAATTTTCCTAACTTTCTAGCACTAAAATATGTGTACGGATCAGCGGCTGTTAATGTTGTTACAGAAACACAATACACAGAAGCTACAGGTATTGTTACAGAAAAAACACTATTGGCCATGGCAGCAGAACAAATACCCATTGTGATTGGTCATCAAGGTATTGTGGATCAGTGTCGTCGCATGGGGTTTGATATGTTTGACGACCTAGTAGATAACAGCTACGACACCATGCCAAATGAGTCTCGAGCAGAGATGGCTCTGCGTTTAAATCAAGATGTTATCTGTGGCAAGATTAATCTTGAACCATATCGTGACAGACTTGAACGTCAGCGTGAGTATGTGTTATGGGGATTGCCTGATCGCATGGAGCGTGAATTTGTAATACAGGCACAAGCACTAGCAGATCGACTGCTACCTGGCTATGGCCCTTAAGAACTTTTCTACATCTCCGTATAACGCAAACATAGTGGCTTCGCTATCGCCATAGATGTAGATTTCAGGCGACTTGCCCTGTGTTAGGTAATAGGGACAGGTCATTCGCCGGTCCAGAGTCAACAGTGTGGCAGCTTTGGCATGAATACCAGGTGGCACTGCAAACCGGTAGTTGACAATTTCAGCTAGACCAAAAACAAAAAAGCCTTCGGCGCTGAGTCTAAGACCAGTTGTGTCCCTGGGATCTTTCCACCATTGTTGCAGTGCTTGATCCAGAGTGGGACAAAAGTGGCCAGTAATCAGTTCCAATACTGCTTGAGTGATTTGTTGTTTACTGAGCATTGGGGTACACTTGCGCCCCATGAGTCAACAGTACCACACTGAACTTGTCAGTCTTGAACTGTATGTTGAGTTTGCGAGCCAGGTTAATAGCATGTCCAGGATTGCTGAAGCTAACCTTTTTGTACTTGGGTCCTGGATACTGCGTCAGCATGTTTGAGGTTTTGAGATTGATGGGTTTGGCATCGTAGAACACCGCCCATACTCCTTCCGACGCCAGCACTTGCTCGGTCTTGTAGGTTTGTTTGTGTGTGTGCTCGATCAGCACACTGGGTTTTGGTCTTGACATCATTAAACTCCTAGTTTTATTTAGTCAAAAACTACGCCGTTTTAAAATGTACCGCCTGTGAGTTCTACCTTGATAACTTCATCTCGTGGAGCATCATGCTGGCTTCTCAATGATTCCAGCACCAGCAACAGTTTGGTAATGTCAGCATGCAGGTCCTTGGCGTCTTTGAGGCTCATGTTGATGTCGCGTCCTCCACGACTTTCCTGTGCTTTGATTAGATCAATAAATCGGTTTATGTGTAAACTCATGTGTTTCTTTCGGCCATTGCGGCATGATATCTAGCCCAGAAGCTGTGATAACTGGCGTTGTCTTCAGCTGAAATAGTGTTCATCCAGTACAGGTGAATTTCTTGATTTCGCCATTTGATTGTGGCGTTTTTGGGATCAGGAGTATGCACCTCTGCATCACCTGCTGCTACAGCGGCATGCACAGCGTCTTCGTGTATGTCATGCTGTCGGCGCCATTCTTGTTGTTCCTCGGTACTGAGAGTTGCTACCCAGTGTTCCATGGTGAATTCACCTCGATGCACAGTGATCACTTTGTTGTAGTCAGGATCAGCATCAAATTCAATATTGACTTGTGTACTCATTTCAACATGTCTTTCAAGCGATCACGCCATAGAATAGCGTCTTCTTCGTAATCAAAATGTGGGCTGAGTTCCTGATTTTCGTCGTGATCTTCTACCCAGACCCAGCAGTCGTTGTACTCGTCATTGATCAGTTTCATGGTCTTTGGTAGTTTCTATTAGCTCATCAACACCGTTGCCACAAACCAGATCGTAAGTGACGTCGCCTACTTTCCATGATTGTGTCCATAGATGCTGATTGTTGCTGGATTCAAACGGCACGAGCCTTAGCATGGTCAAGGTTTTTTCGCGCTCTGCACCTTCAATCACACGCATCTTGTTGAGCAGGCCTGCACGTCTTAACAACGCACGGGCTTGATCTTTGGTCATTTTGGAAGCAAAGTCAATCATTTTTGTTGCCAAACAACTGCAACAGACTCATGAACAAGTTGATAAAGTTTAGATACAGACTCAGTGCACCTGCAACTTCTGCATTGTTGCTGTTGGACTCACTGAGTTGTTGTCTAATATTTTGTGTGTCATAGGCTGTAAGTCCCAAGAACACAATTACTGCAATGGCACTGATCACCATCTGTGCAACTGTGCTGCCAACAAAGATGTTGATCACGCTGGCAATCACAATAGCAATCAGCCCCACAAACAAGAACTGACCAATGCTGGTCAAATCTCGTTTGGTAAAATATCCATAAAAGCTCATGACGCCAAACAACACTGCGGCACCCATAAACGCAGTAAAGATGCTGACTGATGTGTACACTGCAAAGATGGTGGCCATGCTCAGACCCATCAAGGCTGCAAAACCATGCAACATCAACTGCGCCGCAGATTTAGAAACTTTGTGCAGAGAAAAACTCAAGGCCAACACAGCCACCAAGGGTGCAAAAATAACTACCCACTTCAGTGCTGTGCCAAACAACACAGCCATCAATGCCGGGCTGGTTGATACTATGTAGCTGATCAACATACTGGTCAACACTGCCAATCCCATGTGTTTGTACACACCAGCCATGGCAGTGTTAACATCAGACGCTGATTTGTAAATTACAGATGCTGTCATTTTGATTCCTTTGTTAAAAATTGTTCAAGCTCAGGAGCAGTCCAGCCCACTGGCTTTAGTACTTTGCCATCTTCACGCTTGCGCACCTTACCAGTTTCTCGGTCGATCTTGGCAAAGTTTGTGCTCATGACTTCTTTCCAGGCACCCTCGGCATCCCATCCAGCACTATGGATTGCACCAATAGTAACAACTAAGATGTCAATAAGTGCATCTAGTGTTTCAATATCGTTTGGAGCATCTTTGAGTTCTTTGTATTCCTCATCGATCAAGTCCATATACATATTGAACTGATTTTGATCTCCTGTAACACTTTGGTCGCAGGCTCGCATGAATTTTTCTTGATCACGAAACGGATTTGTCATTTGCTTCTTCTTTAGAATGAAAGGGTCCTTGGTACTTATACCGTTCAAGTACAATAAGTTTGGGGTTTTGTACAGCCTTCCAGGCACGATGCTGTTTGACCATGTACCAGCCTGCGGCAAACCATGATTTGCTTTTGTTGCTGGTGGTAAACAATGGCAATTTGTGCTTGACGTCCCAGATGGGATTGTACACACGGCATCCGGTGTCATAGCCATGAACTTGATGGCTGAGTTCTTTGGTTTTCTTTGTGGCAGGTTCAAACTCAACCTGTTCACGATTCCGCAACATGGGAATGGTTTTGTAGTTGGCAGTTTTGTTGCGAATGGTGATTTGATAACCATCATCCACTGCCTGAATGTTGCCAACTTTTTGATCGTCCTGCTTCAGGATCCAATACTGGTTAGCTACCACTGGTTTGGCGTGTATCATCTAATACTCCTTTGTATGTATTGTTCATCCAACGACCCACTGCATCTGCATGGTCGCTGAGCTTGTTTAGCTCGTACTTGCCACAGAACTTCAAAAAGTGAGCACCTACCATGCCCACATCTTTGTGGCTTATCTGTTCGCGGATAGCTGTGTCTACAACATCTTTGATTTCCTGCGGTTGCGCGGTGAGATCAATCAGGGCTACGTTACGCTCATAGTCTTCCAACACCTTGTGTTCCACTTGCTCATGGTCGGTCCAACGTTGCAACATCATGTTGTTCCACGCATAGCCTTTTTTGCCACGATCTTCAAATGCTTCTGTAATACCCACACGATTCTTTGTGCCTTTGACTGGGGCACCTGGATACGCTGAGAACACATTGTCACCGGGATCGCCGCGTACACATTTCAAAAACAACACCCACTTTTGATAGTCCACAGGCGCAATAAAGTAAGGATCTGATTTGCCAACTTTGATCTTTGAATTGCTTTCAATTGTAAAACCTAGATTCTTGCCCTTGCCGTTCTTGACACCGTCGACACTGAACAAGTGATCATTGACACCGTTGTAGAGTCGGACGTTAGGAGCCACCAACTGAACGAAGTCAGAATCTGTGCTTACAATAGTGTGGTCATCTTGGGGGTGTAAAGCTATCCAACGTGCAATGACATCATCCGCTTCGGCTGTTGCGCAACGGATCACACTGCAATTGGTTTTTGTAGACAAGTATTTAGTCAGCTCATCGTATGTTTCCCAGAACAGCTTGTCTTCTTCTGCTTCTGTTTCGCTCATAGCGCCACGTGCCACAGCACGGTTGGCCTTGTAGGGTTTGTAGTAGTCCTTGCGCCAGCTACGTCCCTCTAGTGCGAATACCACGTGATCTGCACCTAAATCACGTGCTACCTTGTTGGCACTCATGATGGTCAGGTGTAGTGCAAAGCCCAGCTTGGTCCAGGTATCTGCTGCTCTGTGTGCTTGATGTCTAGCACGAAAGAACATGTTGCTGGTGTCAATAAGTAGGTATTTCATCAGGCCTTAAGAGTTGATTGGTCTTGATGTATTGTAACAGATATTCGCCCCAAAAGCAATGGGCATTGGCCCCAAAATGCCAACTTTCGGGATTTACTGTGGCAAAGCCCTGCTGTCTTAGTACAAAATCGTACGTTTTGGTATGATCGTAAGGTGCAATATAACTTGTGCCCCAGTCGTACTGTTGTTTGATTCCTTCAAAATGACTGTTGCCATTGAACATCAGGTGCCGGATACCCTGGGATTCTAGTTCTTTGTGAAACTGCCAAATATCATCATGTGCTTGTTGCCTACACTGATCCCAGTCTATGTCCACAACAAACTTGCGATATCGTTCTTGTAGTTCTTTGGGTACATGGTCTATGCCACTGGCGTTGACTTGATAGTCTTGACCATTGTGCCACCATTCTTCTCGTTCCCAAGTAGTCCACTGTATGACCATGAAGCAGTCTTTGACAGCATCTGGATTTTGCTCAATCCATTCTCTTGTGGTACGCATGATTCTGGTATTGCTACATCCTGCTTGTGCGTCCAGATACAGTATAGCACGTAACCAGTTGGCCAGTTCGCAACTGTAACTAGCTCGCTCGTTGTCAGGATGCGGTTGTCGTCCCAGTCCCCAGAACACACCATCGTCCTGTGCCCACGCATGTGGGTTCACACATTCAGCCGCGGCGGAGTGACTGTTCCCGTTCGAATATAATAGCATGTGCAGGACTTGTGTTGATTTCGTTGATCAAGATATCAGCCCAGGCTTGGTGACCAGCAGGCTCAAAATGTTGCCATCCAGGAGTGAGTTCTTCGTAGTTGTGTTCAATACAGAATGGCACATAGCATTGTCGTTCATTGTAAGGGCAGAAAAAACAGCAATGCCAGTCCAGCCATTCTTTTTCGCTTTCAATCTGAAAGTGATGAAATGCATTGAAAAACAAATGTGGAATTTTTCGTTCGTACATCCACATGTGCAAGTTGTAGATCTTGTTGTGCCAGTAGTAGCTCATGACTCTGTGCCAGTTGGGATCTTTCTGAATGTGATTTTTCCAGAACTGATATCGCCTACGGAATTCGTTGGGTATCTGTTGTCCCACGTCTAGTTGGTTGATCTCATGGAATTGATTTTCAAAATACCACTGTTCTCGGCCGTGTTCACTCCAACCAATTACAACCAAATCTGGTGCCGGGTTGGATTGCAAGTATTCCCAGGTTGACTGATAGATCAAGTCGTTGCTGGCACCGCTGACAGCAAGATTGGTAGCAGTGGCTGAATAGTAGTCGGTGATTACACCAGCCATTCCTAACTTTTTGTTTTCAAGTTCTTCTCCACCCATGTTGGAGTCGCCATTGAATAAGATATGCATTGGTTTTGCCTCAAGAAGCAGGATTGGTTCCGCGAGTCAGTTCCTTTTCTGCTTCAGCCGCCGCCGCACGTTTGCGTAAACTGCTGCTGGAGAAAGAATGATCTCTGCTGTTGAACACATGCTCTATGCCCAGGCCTGCACCTTCGTTGCGTCCAGTAAAGTTGGTGTCTTCGTACTCTTTGCCCAGGATGCGTACATCAATGGGCAAGGTCAGAATCAAGTCAACCAAGTCTCGCTCTGTGGTGTACACCACAATCTCGTCCACAAATCTACAGGCACTGAGCTGTATCTGTCGCTCCACAATGCTTTGCACAGGAGCATTTTTGATGCCTGGCCGATCAACGCTGGCGTCAGTTTGCAGGCCTGCAATTAGATAATCGCAGTGATTCTTGGCTTCAGCCAACATGGCAATGTGTCCAGCATGCAACATGTCAAATTGACTGAATGTGATGCCGATACGTTTGCCCTGGGCCTTGAGTTCTTTGATGTGATTAAAAATCATGATACTTCGCTTCTCCCGTCGCCAATGTTGCGACTCTGTACATAAATGCCGGAATTCTTGATAGCTTGTTCTTGTTCCCAGGTTTCCATCACAACGTGTCTACACACGTTCTGGAACCACTGGTCTACTACGTCATTATCAGACTTGCCTTGATATCCAGCTCTGATCAAGTTGGCCACAAACTTGTCGTTCCAATCCAGTTCAAACGCTCCTTGATGCAAATTCTCTGGATCCACATCCATGCTGAGCACAGCCACATAAGGTTCGCCACGTTCTGTGGCCAGTTCTTTGGCAGATTTTTCTGGAGCCTTGGTCTTTGGCTTTGGTGGCGCCGGTTCGGGTTTTGGTGCAGTGGGTTCGGGATTCACATTGGCTTTTGCGCCAAACAAACTTTTGATCTTGTCAAACATTTATTTTCCCCAACCATTGCCCCAAAGATCCACATGCAGACGCGGACTGTACCAGTAACCACGCTTGAGTGCTTCGTCGGCTACATTGATTCTGTTGCCATCGTACACACTGACCACACCGCCTACAGGCATCACAAACACAGGACCAGCAAAGCCTGCCAGTCGATACTCGTCTACAGCTTGATCCAGTTCGTCAAAGTCTGAGACTTTCTCAACCACAAACTTGAGATAAGCAATGCCATGTGTTTCATAGTTAAACACAATTTCTGGACGAATAGCTTCTTCACGTTTTTCACCACTGACACTGAGCTTGGGACTGACACTGAATGTGATCTCACCGTGCCAGTCATCTAGATACAGTCTAAACTCTCTTGACAGTTCCTGAGTACCATTGGTCTCAAATGTGATGTGTCGCAAACCACGAGCATGCAACAAGTCCAACAGTTCAGGATACGCACGTTGCCAGCCCAGCAAGGGCTCTCCGCCTGTGATCACCAGGTGCACAGGATTTCCATTGGGCTGCAACCAGTTGCCATGTGGCAATAGTGCAGCCATTTTGTCCACCAGTTGTTCAGCAGTGTACGTTGGACTCAAGTGCTTGAATGCAGGATGCCAGCTTGCATAGCTGTCACAACCTGTGTTCACCAGTGGTAGTTCTTCAAAAGTTTTGTACAGTTCCACAGTCTTGGATACTTCATCTGCTTCTGTGCTCTTCTCGCCGGGCTTGCAACCAAACCCTGAACAGGTAAAGTTACAACCAAACATGCGAAGGAACACACTGGGTACACCAACGTATCGGCCTTCGCCTTGTGCAGAATAGAATAGTTCTGATACTTTAAATTTCATATTATAACCTTTTTAGTGTACAATTACTGGTTTTTGTTTTGACCAGATTATTAGATTCTTGTGCAATTTTAACACGAACTTCTTGCTTTGTCACGCTGCCTGGTAAAACTGTATCTAACCAGATTAGGTGTTCTGCTGGGGTAGGATGGCCGTCTTCTCGATTAGCCCATCTTTCTGGAAACAAAACTTCTCTGAAACTTGGCAACCAGCCTTCAAACACATCTTTATATAGGTCAACTACATCTGGAAAGAAACTTTTCTTGTCAGGATCCCATTGATCTATTTGCCAAGTAGTTTGATCCATGCTGGTAAAATGCCAGTTTACTCCCTTGAGTTCCAGCAACACTTTTACTGCTTTGATAAACGCCGCATCTCTAATCAAATATCCACGCTCGGTTACCTTTTCTTTTACAAACTTTTGATTGTAAAGTTCAGTGGTATACATGTTGCCATATGTTTGCCAGCGGGTAGTATAATGATCATTTCGCATGACATTGGTCCAACTAACAATAACAGTATCATTGGGTCCAAACTGACTACGCTGGTCTGCTTCCATTACACTGTTGAAGATGTAGTGATTGCCAGCACCACCTTGACCCCAATTTTGGTACTCGTCATAATGAGCACCCAAAATGTCTGCCCACGTACTCCAGCGATAGTTTGTAAAACTACAACCAAAAGTAAAAAGACGACTCATACCTTACGTGCTTTGACCAACAGATGCCAGCCTAGGTATTCTCGCACAGCTTGACGATGAGAGTCAGTCATGGTTTCAAACCAAGGTTCTAATTCATAACGGCCTGCCTTGTACGCATCTACATTGTACATAAAACAGTGGTCTTGACGTAAACGTTCAATGTACCAGCCGTTGTCACTGTTCATCAATTGATGGATTTCATCTTTGGAGAATGCTTGTGCGTATGGGCAGCCTGCTTGTGCTTCAAACTGGTCAAGACCCTTTTGGATCATGGCATACTTCCAGGAGTTCTTGGCGTATACCATGTAGCGGAATTCACCACCATATTTGACCACTTCATGTACATTGTTAATAATCTTGTCGATGCCCGGGAAGTGATGTATCACACCGTAACTGTAAACAAGATCAAACTCACCTAACGTAGCCAATGCGTCAGCATCGGTTGCATCTACATTGTAGAACTCGCCTTCAAGGCCTAGTGTTTCGAATCGTTGTTTACTGAGTGCAATGCTTTGATCACTCAAGTCAATGCCTACATACTCGGCACCATGCTTGGCAAATTCTTCTGCATCTGATCCGATGCCGCAACCAATTTCTAACACACGCTTGCCAGCCCATAAATGGAACCCTGCAAATTCAGCAATGTGCGGCTCCACACGATATCTACGTTCTGATACTTCACGAAAGAATTCTGGAGTTCCGATATCACTTTGCCCGTGCTTGATGTTGCATGGTTGTGTGTTCCAGTATCGTTTGATACGTTCTTCAAGACTGATTTGTGTCATTTGGTACCTGCTCGGAAATGTGTGTGAGGATTTTTGAACTGCACCATTTGTTTGTTGACATCGTTCTTGGCAAGATGTTCCCAGGGATCTTGCTTGCCTTGAAACACTCGATCAAAAAACGAAAGATCATATCCTTGTGTTCGCAAATAGGTAGCAATCTTGTAGCAGTCTCGATGACGTAGGTCCATCTGTGTCATGCTGTGAAAGTCCATGGGGTTTGAAGGATTGGCCTCTAACATGGGACGATTTTGAAATGTTTCGTCTCCGTTGTTGCCAGTAAGATCATGACGATCATGCAACACATCAACTGGAATACGTTCCCAGATATTCAACATGTATGCCTGCTGACTCAACCATGCATCTGAAATTTGATGCGGACTTAGGTAGCCCAAGAGATCCAGCCACTTGCGCGGCACAATAGGAAAGATTGAATAAGGGTGATCATTGTGTGTATGAAAGGCCAACAGTTTGAACTCACCGTCGTGGGTCATGATCTCTTGGTCCCAACCACCTGTTTCCATCACAGCGTCGTCATTCCAGAATACCAACCAACGTGCATCACTCTTGCGAGCTAGTTCGTTTACGTACTCATTGAGCCGAATGTAGCCCAGAGGCGGAAACTTGATGGCAGTGTAGTTGACGTTGTGTTGATCCAGCCAAGGTTGCAGTTCTTGTACAAAGTAATCAATGCCCACAGGGTCATCATTGTCAAATCCAAACATCAATTGTATTCGACTGGCATCTGCTGCCAGTTCAATAACGCTTTTTACGCTACGCTCTAGTGAATCTGATCGCCCACGAGTAGGCAACAAGATAGCAATGTCAAATTCAGGTGTAGTAATTTCGCTCATTCAAACAAGTCCTCATTCCATTCACGGTGGCCTTCGCGATAGGCCATGTTAGCCTGTGTTTCGCGAACTTCCACGCGATAGCACCATAGTCTTTCTGCTTCAGCAGGCCCCCACATTTCAGGAATGTAAACTCCGTTTACAAACTTGTAGAGTTGATCAGCAAGTCCTTCACAGCCCAGACGTGGTAGCACCACAATCTTGGCCATTTTCTTTTCTTGTAGCATTTTGAATGTTTCCAGTTCAGGATCGTCTTGTGCCACAATCAAGGTATGATCAAATTGATCTTCTAGTGTTTTCTTTAGTTCTTTGAGTCCGCCATAATCAGCAGCCCAGTTACGAACATCTAGGTCGTTGGTTCCAAAGTAAAACTTCATTGAGAAGCTGTAGCCATGGATAAGATTGCAGTGACTATCAGCTCGCCATTGGCGGTACGCACAGGGAAATGCGTCATGATACTCCTTGGTAGAAGTAAATTTGTATTGTACAGGTTGGTTTGCCATTATATTCTCCTATGTTGATTATAGCATAGGCAGCAGAGTTTGTATAGCGGGAATGATGCCATAAGGCCGCTGAGATCAATACTTATTCAGGCTGTTGATAGCCTGATTGTTTATAGTTGGCTTGCCCTGAAATCACTGCCCGTACACCTCCTACAGGGTCTGCACAGTCTCCGGTCTTTCTTGGAATCAAATGCACATGTGGATACATCACAGTTTGGCCTGCGGCTGCGCCACAGTTGATGCCTACGTTGTAGGCTTCCCATTCCCCATTAACAACTTTTTGATGTCCAACGCGAAACGCACTTTTCATTGCTTCTTCAATGACTACGTTCTTGTTCCAGCGTGGCACAAACAACAAGTGTCCTTGTGCTACAGGAAACGCATCACGGAACACTGCCACATGATAATTAGAATGTTCAGCGGCTTCGTTGGTCCATGGTGCAGCACCTACGGCTGCGGCTTCTAGTAATGTTTCGTATCTCATCGTGGGGCAAACTCCTGTTGTAATTTAATGTTGTCAAAGAACTCTTTTTTCACACTTGGATCAGTCTTGAATGCACCTTTAAGTACGGTGGTCTGTGTCAAACTAGAGTGTGCCATGATGCCGCGATTCTCACAGCATCCATGTATGGCTTGAATGTATACGGCTACGTTTTCGGAGTCAGTGGCCCGGCTAATTTCACGGGCAATGTCATTGCAGAGTTCTTCCTGTAACGTGCCACGACGAGCACACCACTGAGCAATACGAGTGTACTTGCTAAGACCAATGAGCTTTTGAGCGGCAATAATCCCGATATAAGCAACGCCACTGACAGGTTGGTGGTGATGACTGCACATACTGCGAAGCTCACTACGTACCACAAGCATTCCTTCGTAGCGGTCT